AAGTGGGATCCGCATTTGTTCCTTTTGTCGGGAATGTAACTGCAGGATCAGACACTATATACAATATAGTTTTTCCTAATGAATTGATAGTGGGTATGCCATTGCGTGATTCCACTTTTGCGGTGGGTGGACCTTATATTGAAGACGGAACCGTGATTATTGATATACTTCCAAATACGATACCATCTCCATCTATCAAAATCAGTAAGCCTGCTTTAGCATCTTCTCTTTCGGCAAACTTGGCGGCAGGAACTCTTAATTTTACTCAAGAGATTCCTCTAAATATGGGAGAAAACTACGATATCTCAATAATTGCCGAAGATTATACGGGTTCAGCGGATGACACCATCAATCTGGAGTTGACTATTGAATTTTATGATAACAACGACAAAAAGTGGAAATTTGTTGACCAAACTTTATCTACTCTTCACATTGACCCACTAGCTGGATCTCGACCAATAGCACAAAATCCAGATCAATCTAGAAGTCTGCAGACTGTGATGATGAATACTAGCTATCCTCCATACTTTTACGACTTTTTAGAAATACCAAATGATTATTTAGGGGACGCTAATCCTCCACTTGGCCCGTTTAACGCTGCAAACCCTCAGGGTGCAAACACGGGACAAGATAATCAAGGCCCACAGTACACAGCAGTAGGAACACGAAACTTTGTTAGAAAGCTTCTCTACACGGATGGTTTAAACGAAAGTTTTTTCACAAAAGCGCGGATTTCAGCAATACATGTTTGGGGGGATTATGCTACACAGGCAGATCCAACAAATCCGATAAAATACAAAATACGCGTTGAAGGATCCAATTATTACAAAGATCCCAATATCACAAGATTTGCTGGATTCTCAAGCCTAACCGATTTTTTAACAGAATCCGACTTGGAAGCTATTCAGCGTTATTCGGATGAACAGTCTTTTGAGAAGTACACATACCAAATGCTTCTTTCAGAGTATGACAGACTAAGAGAAAACCAGCAAAAAGATCTTGCCGTAAAATCAAAAGTTGTTCCAAGCATATTGAAGTGGGTACAGGAAGGTACCGATGCCCGGGACAATTATTACAGGCTTAATAACTCATCAGCTTTTGGAATTACTAATTTTTCACCCGATCCTGAGGTTGACTTTACTGAGCCATTGCTGCTTACTCACGAGTTCCCTTACCTTGACAACGTACCTAAAGACTATCCTGAAGAAACTCTTGAAGGGTCACGCTCATACTTTTTTCAAAAATTAAGTGACGTGGCATATCAGAATAAAAGCTGGTATGAACTTCTAACTACCGATAACACAAAAGACTGGTTCACAAAATACTTTGTAGTAGGTTATCCTAATGAAATATCGCAAGCGAAAGATTTAGTATCAAAAAACCGAGAAGAGCGTTACACGTTTTTCAAATACATAAACGGTTTGGATCTTTCACAAACTTTGTTTAGAGGAGCAAAAGTAAATGTAATAGATTACGATACAACAGTAACACCTAAGATTCCTATTAATGAATCAAAGAGATTTGATCTGTATAAATTTGCTGCTATTGCAAGGTTTGTAACTCACCACAATTTTGAAGAAGAGAAGCCTATTGATATTGAAATAATCAACAATGAGGTATTTAAGACAATTCTCATCATTGTAACAATACACGTGCAAGACTATAGGTTACAAGCAGGCTTGGGAGACTATTCATTCTTCTATTATGCAATTGACCAGCTTCGAAATTCGATGCAAACGCAAACTGTTGGAGGCTACGGAACGGCTAGCCAGTTTTTTAGACCGGTTTACGAAAACGTTTCAGATGCTTTGGATCAAAAGTATCCTATGGAGGTTCCATACACCACACAATTTGCAGAGGCTGCTGGCTATTTGAACGCTTCCAATTATTTTTACAACGATAGCGGAGTCGCTCCATGGAGTTATTATGCAGAAGACGTCCCAAAAGCTTTTAGCATCATGAGGCCTAGACAGCTTCTTTTAGGTGGAGGGAGGCTGGAATTGGACGACGCTAAACTTGGCGGAAAAACCTGGATTGGTGGTTGGGAAAATTCTATTAACGATATTTCAAAGTTCATCTTCCAGCCTCTTAGCTCGGCAGACGGAACTGCTGCGTATCCTTTTGCGGATTCTTCAATAAATTATTACCCCGTGTACCAAGAGGTATTCCCAACCCTTGATAACTATAGGACATCCATAGATTACTATCTGGGAGGCTGGCAGGACGCATATAACAACGCGGTAACTGCTAGCACTACAACGGGTTCAAACACTCTTACATCAGTAGTTATACCTAATTTTGCATACCCCGGAGCAATTATTTCCGGATTCGGAATACCCGCTGGCACTACAATTGTCAGCATTAGTAGTACCGGTAACATAATCGAGATAAGCCAAAATGCTACAGCCACAAGTTCTGGGGTGGAACTTATATTTTCAGCTAGATACGGCTCACCATTCTTCTCATCTCCGGTTCCAGTAGAAGACTATCCTTTTGATGCAACTTCTATGACAGTGGATGGCTTCTTAAGCGAACTCGGAATAGCAAGCCGCAATTTGCAAAATAACGCTAGAGATTCTCGAGTTGTTTACAATTCAAAGCAGACAACAGATGATATTAGGCTAGACTTTTTAACTTTTAGTACGCCAGACACTTACCGATCTTTTAGAGTCTCGGACATTATTGATTCTAATTCTAAAGCAATTGTAAGCACTTCTGTTGGGTTTGTCGATATACCAGAAAATTTTCCAAGTTATCCTCCATATCAATACATATCGGCTTCAAATAACTTTGTTATCAATCCTTCATATACCGTATACCAAACATTTAATTTGCGAGGCGGATCTCTGTTCTATCAATACAGGAAAAATTTCATATCTTTCGCTTCAATATCTAAGATGTTTAATCAGCAGTCTAACTACATACTTCACAGAAAAATAACATCCGTTGGCAGCCAAATCCAAACAGTGCCAGATTTTTCTTTACAATTTGTTGAATTTGACAGAATCAAAAAAATTAGCAGGTATTTTTATAGCGATGATACAGATAAGCCTCTTGAGTACGAAAACACTGAGTTTATTGGGTATGATCTGGTGAAAACAAAGGAACAAGAATATGAATTTAGACATCGTGGCTTATACGAACCTAAAACATTAGAAGTAGTTAGTTTCTGGGCTCGGGAAGACGAGAGTTTTACTAGGCATTTTGAACGAGATTATGTACTTAAGAACACTCACATCAACAGCGCTTCTTCTGTAGCCGGTCTAATGAGAAATTATTTCTATAATAAAGTAGCAAATCAAGAAGTTTTGAGAATAGCTAGAACTTCTGCGTACAAGAGTCTTTATCCACTAATAGGAGAAGTTTCAATTGATAAAAGAGATCTCTCAGCTATTGATAGTTCATGGGATGCAAATTTTTATAGGAGATACCGAACTACTGCTCAATATGAAGATATGCCGGGAACCGAAGAAATGCAGGAAACAAAGGTGTTTTTGGCTAGCAAAGTAATGTCAGTTCCAAGAATTTTTGAATTCCAAACTTTTATACCCGGAGAAGCTGATCATGAAGTAATTCAACCGCAAAAAACTATTGGGGTAACTACCATAAGTTCTCCAAATACAGTAGAAAACAATTCTCTTCAAACGTTCCCGGTTCTTCAAATACGTCTTAATCTAAGAGACCGTTTAAGAAGAGCGCTGTTAGAAGGAATAGCATCGTCTGACGGATTTGATGAATTTGCCTGGTTTAATTCTCTTGGAATTGCTGCCATCACATACACTCAAGATGAATTGGATGTACTAAAATTACAGTACATTGAAAAGAACATCGTACCGCTGTATGAAGTTTCGGAAATTCTCTTATATGCAAATAGCGGAGAAGGTTTACCTATTTTTGAAACAGAACTCACCGAGGCTGAAAAGCTATTGGCGGGGTATAGAACTGACAGCAATTTTAAAAATACTTCGCAAGGATCATTCCAATTCTTGCTAGAAAAAACGCTGGACACTAAGGCCGCTAACGCATATTCTGTAAGCGCGGTTCTAAAAAGGATCTAAATATATAGAAAAAGTAATATAGAAAATCATAGATGCTGACACTTCAAAACATACTCGACAGCGATAGTATATCAACGCTGGTTGCAAAACTCAATGCAAATTTTCAAGCAATTTCATTGTCAAACGGAGGTCCACAAGGAGTCCGCGGAGAACAAGGTATTCCAGGACTTCCTGGAAAACAAGGAGCTACTGGTCCATCTGGACCAATTGGAGCAACTGGGCCTTCTCCACAGATTATACCATTTAGCACAACCGGAAGCCTGGTTACACCATCAGCTTCTACTGCTGCGTTTAACCCCCCTCCAGCGTACAACGACAGATCTTATGAATTTCTAACCACTGGACCAAATGCTTGGGGTCCTTGGGGCACTGGCCCAACATCGTTGCCAGTTGTTCACGGCCAGCTCTATTTTGATAACAATCAGCTTGGATGGTGGAAATACTTAGATATTCCGGATCCCACGCCTGCGCTTGAAGGTGGATCGGGAACGGCTATTGATGGAAACCCATCAGAATACTACGTAGAATCGCCTTATTATTCCGATGCGGATGGTGGATCTTGGACAGGCCCAGATTGGTACTGGTACCCTCTTAATACGTCAGCTATCATTGCAGCAGCTGCGGGTGTTTGGGTCGCTGACCGAACTAATTACCTTGGTGTAATTGCAGGCAGCCAATACAATAGTCCTTCTTCTATCTCAGATCTAATAACGCAAGCTCCGTTTGATATAGAGAACGCGAGAATGGCCAGCAAATTTGGAACTGTTTGGATTACTTCTTTTGACACAGATGGAGGAAATGTTAGTTCTAATGACACAGGACAAATTTTTAATTGGGATTATCTTAATAGCCCTAGACTTAATTCTGGAATTGACCGTTCTTTGTTTAAGATGAGTATTGATGGTCCACGTTATTTTGACAACATGAAAGCCAGAGGATTTAGAACAACAGATAGTGGAGCAATTATTTATGTTCCATACAGTGTAAATGGTCAGCCGGTTCCTCTTTCGTCACCGCCTTCTCCGCTAAATGCTGGTCAAAATCAGAATTTGTTTGTGCAGCCACTGTACAATGTATCCATTGATGCTTACTCCCCTATAATTTTCTATACAAGCAGAGGCGCGTCAGGAAGTCCGGTGGACGCTAGCACAACTCTAGGTTATTTCCAGCTTTCACCACTTGATGCAACATCTGGAAGTATAAAGATTCACACTTTTACCACTCGTGACGGAATAGATGATTTCTTTAACTTAGGGGGTACTCTAACTAGTTCCACAAACACTGGGGAAATGCTGTTCGATGTTAGAAGGTTTATCACTTCCAACCAGTATATGAACATGATGCCACAAGATACTGAGGCATTTTCATCTCTAGAAAATGATCCTACAGTAGCGTCATACGGTCCTTTTGACACAAGAACTGGTACGACTATCATCGAATGGGATACCGATTACGCATGGAAAGTTTACCAAGGTTATCACTCAGTATTTACTGGACAGGTAATGATTGAAGGAGCGGTCGCAGGAAACCTACCAACATATGCGTCCTATGAAAATTGGGTATACAATAATCGCCAGTCTTGGTATGGAACTTCTATATTTGCAGAACTTCCTGATGCGTCGGATGACGGTGTAACAAATACTCAAGAGCTTGTTCGATCTGCTGGTGTAATGGTTCGAGGAAGAGAAGGCGTTGGAGTAACACCCGCAAACGTATCAGTAGATTCTGTTATCATTTACACGGCAAATATGCCAACTGGTCCTAGCGATTATGACACTGCGGCCGATAACAATGTTTTGCAAAGCTTGCCTATTGCATACTTCTCACCATTGAGAAACACCGGTATTGGTACCGTGACAATGGATAAAGTAGGCATATTTGAGCCGAGCGCTAGGTTGCATGTTCACGCGGATTGGAGACCAGCAAACGAGGCTCAAGAAACTATTACCAATTACACCGATGTTTTAGAATCTGGGCCGTATACAGACGTTGATAAATCTTGGCTATCATATACCACATGGCTTCCGCGAAGAAGAATGAAAGCCGCGGCTTTCACGATAGAAAGAGCAAGCCCTGGATTGATTTATGAAATTGGCGATGGCGGCCCTTACGCAGACAATCCACTGTATCAGACGCCGTCTAATAGTTTTGCTGACTGGTATAACGGCGGAGTGTTTAATGATGTTCTCTTTGGCGCGGTTAATCCTCCAACATCGGAGGCACAGTTAATCGGTCTCACCACTAGCGTAAAATCTTCCACCGCAATTAGATACGAGTCTTTCGTATATGAGGGAGATTCTTCGTATGATTTCACCTTACCTTATTTTACAAGTTTAGGCCCTGGAAGCCGATGGGGAGTTCCTGTGGATCACTACAATCCTGATAGAAATGGAGGATGGTATCACAAAGGCGCTCTTCGCATCGGATCATCTCCAAGAGGCGATGGCAGCACATCGGCTCATTCAACGCCTCCACCTGAAATTGGTGTTGATGCTAACTATCAATCTGTTGAGTTTCAAATATCTTTTTCTCCTCTATCTTTCGCTGAAGATACTTCCGAAGATGCAGCGTACATATCAATGTCAGGAATTGGAATGCATAGCCTTTATCCAAGGACTCGAACACATTTTTATGGAAAGAACGGATATAAAGCATTTTCATTTGATGAAGCAAATACACCTGGAACGCCTGACCCAAGAGTTGTTGAACCTTCTGTTGCTGAAATGTATCCACTCGCTAGCAATTTCCAAATTTCAATTGACTATATAGGAGATTCTTTTAAGTACAACGCAGCAATATTTGATTATGCTTATGATTATCTTCCAACAATTACATCGATAGGAACATACACACCTTGGTCGGCAAACTTAAAGAACTATCCAACAAGAGAGCGGATCAGCACCTCTTCTACAACACTTGGAACGTTTAATGCAACGACTAATAATTCAAACCTAAGTTTGGCAGAAAATGCAGGAGTTGGAGCAACTTCTGGTCTTGCTTCAAGTCACGGAGGAGGTTACAATGCGTATTTTAACCCTAACAAATACATAGGGTTTAACCTGTATCGCGACCTTCTTGGAAAAGGCGACCAGCATGGTTATGACGCCTCTACTACCGCAAACCTGACAGGCAACGCTCGTTTTTATGCAAACGATCGATATGCCTCAGTTTGGAGAACCGGCGCGCAAGGCGCTGTGCGAACCGGACTGAATCAATATGAAGCCGGAAGATTTAATCGTCCATACGATTCAAATGGAGGAGCCGCTATTATGGCCGATGATGATGGTCGTCTAGGTTTCGCATTCATTGCAGCAGGCAGGGATGGTGGTGCTGATTACGGTTTATGGGAGCAGCAGGGAATAGGACAGCGTGAAATTACCAATAGCGTAAAGATCATATTTGATTCAGACGGTAGTATTGGTATCGGAAACGCTCCAGGCGCAGACTCAAATGCGTATCCATCTCTATATCACGATCCATCTACAGGCTATATTAACTATTTAGGAAACTCATATTCAGCCGTTGCTGGTGAAAATCCAACTGCGACAGGGCCTCTGTCATACAACTCAAACCCTTCAGGTTTATGGGCGCCAGACGTAGATAATTATTACGGTTACGGTACACTAATGTACACTGGTTATTTGAATAACCGAGCTACCGCTCAAATTAACGCGCAAGCAACATTATCAGAAAAGATCCGTTTAGAAGTTGCTGCAGAAAAGGCTCAATCAAGAATTGGTCACCACATTGAAAGCCGAGGATATGGGTATCCTGGGTTCCGTTTAGATCCTGCAACAGGCCGTCCGGCAGGTTCAGGAGGGGTGGTGACAATTCAAGATGACGGTGAAGCAAATTGGGCAAGACGATATTATGGCGTAGGTTCTATTCCTGCAACAGTGTCTCGCTGGAATAATGCTCTTCACACATTTACTTTTGATAACTTAGGAAGAATAATGAGCTACACCGTTGATTTTGCTGCGGGTGGCTGGAGCGATGAGCAAGACATACTTCTTTCAATGCCAAGGGCAACTCTTCCGCATCCTACAGAATTTAGTTCAACCGGATTGTACCAGCCTTCTTACAACACGGGAGGCGCATCTGGTTACCCGTACTTCTGGCTGGCCTTTGAAACAAGCGTATCTTACACAAGATCTATCAATGGAACTTTATTAGGAAGCTCTGATGAAATATGGATTCCAACTTCTTCCGCCGCTGCCGTTCTTGGATCTTTGATTTACGATTCAGGCACTACAGTCGCAACTGCCACATTTGAAAGAGAGTCTCTAAGCACCGCTGTTGTTCGCTTGAACAACTTTGTACTTGGAGATGGATATGAATTTATTAGATCGTCAGGACAATCTGCGGATGTTACTGATGTAATTGATGCTTCTCCTGAAGCAACACAGGAAATTTATGCAGCACGCACATCATCGCCAAAGCTGCTTCTTACATTTGGAGCACCGGACTATATGTCAATGGAGAGTTCTGCGGCTGGGCTTAATAGCACAGAAATTACAAACTTAATCAATGCCGGGCTAGCTCCGTTGATGAAAGTCACAACCGTGATTGATTCAGCTCAAAGGGAATCTGGGTTGCGTACTTACACAATTCCAAACGCGGACAATACCGGCGGAACCTTCATGGTAATAACCGACCACATGGGAGACCGTGAGCAGGATAATCCTGGGTTGGCTTCTTTGCCTAAGCAAGATGTTCGATTAAAGATTGACCGAATTACCACATACGAGGTTCAAAGAACTATTGGAGGAACAACTTCTGGACAATCGAATAAAGTTACCCCAGTGGGATCTTCAAATTATTTTGAAATTACCGCTGGACCACAATTCTTTGGTTACGAAATGATACCGGTACAATATGTTAGTTTAGGTGGTGTATATCCTCATGAAAGAGGAATTGAATTCTCCGGTTACGTAGATGAAAATAATGGAAATGATGTTGGAGCTGCTGAGCTTACTCGCGATCTTGATCTATACTGGAGCGTCTCACAAGATTCCCGCTTAACAAACTACCTGGACGAAAACGGAGTTGCCATAAATGAAAATGCATCAGATATTAGATATCGAAGAATAAACGACAATTATGTTTTATTTGACTTTAATATCACATTGGATGTCAATCAAGTAGTATGGACACTTGCTCAAAATGGAAATATAGGAGCTCCTTTTAATTCGTTTAGCGGATTGACCTATATGATGGGTTCTGATGGAGCTGAAGATGCCGCTCTTACAGCGTATACTCACAGTCCATTTGCGGCAGGAACCCTTTCTGTTCGATTACGAAACAGGGATGAAGATGAGTTGACTACGGCAACTTGGCACGGAATTGATGCTCGATGGATTCAATACGTTAGAATTGCGTATAACATAGGAGAAGATAACGATTTTGAATCATTACCTGGCCAAGCTGATCCAAATTTTTATGAAAACCAGTACGGCGGCGGAGCTAACTTTGTAGATTGGGGATACCGAGGCTGGCACGCAGGTTCTGCTGTAGTAGGTTCGGCAATAAGTGGCAGAGATTTAGACACCGGCAACCAATTTGATTTAGTCACTGATGACTATAATTTCTGGGATAACGCGCCTGCATCTCCTACTCAGAATGGCTGGAACCCGTATAACCTAGATAATTCTCCTTATATGAGAAGCGGATCTGTGACCACCGATAATAAGAACGATGCGACCAATGCAAAGTCCTGGAACGGAAGATTTACGGATTGGTATTACGGAACATATTCTACAGGTGCAAGTGGTAATGCTCAAAATAAAATCTTTAACTGGGGAACATTTGCGTATAGAACTGCCGTTGCTAATAATACAAACGTTACTATTGATGCAAATATTGCTGCAAACTATCCTACAGGCATAACGGAATACGACGACCCGAGCGGCGGAGCTAACAATAACAGAAGCGATTTTGGAGCTAACCCTTGGATAACAACATTCAATGATGCGGAGGAGTTTCCTGACAATCCTGGATTTAACCAATGGTTTAAGAGATCAAATATCAATAGGTTTGGCTATCAATTCTTGATGAAAGGATGGTACCAATGGATTGGACAAATTAACTCAACATATCCCGACTCATCCATATTGCCTGTGGCAGTTCCTCAATATTTTGATGCCGTGGTTTGGAGGAGCTTTGGAGACGAAGCTTGGAATCGAGAAGCTAATTTCCAATGGAGAATTGTTCCTTACAATAATAATCCTAATGATCAAGGAGCAACGGCAGGAACCGTGTCAAACACAATTGCTATTGAAATTATGTTTGATAAGCCTATCTATGTATCAGGCGCTGAAAGAGTCATGACTCTTGACGGAACCAATTTTTTAGATCGTCTAGCGTTTCCTGAGTATGTAACAGATGATACAAGTACTTATTACAAATGGCAGCCTTTAGAATCAGAACTTTCAACGGCCGGAACGCCTGCTACAAGAAGATGCTATAACCAAAGCCGATTCTTTATCAATCAGGATGCAACAAACTTAAGCATTTTTAGGCCAGCGATGTCATACAAGCCGCATGGATCTATATCTCTTCGTGGCCAATCTATCACTAGATATCAAAAACGCTCTGTAGTAAATGCTTACTAATATGAAATTCAAATTAAATTCAAATACAATTCTCTTTGCAGCAGTCATTATTTTATTGGCGCTGCTGCTTAGAGAATGTGGTTCTGCTGCTGATTTAAAGACGCAAGTGGAACGTCACCAGCAAAACGAAAAAGCCCTGCTAGACACGGTTAAGTACGCCAAAAATTTAGCTGGTGAAGCTCAGGCTGAAAAGCTAACACTGATTTCTACAAAAAAGGAATTGGAAAAACTCAACAAGGATCTCTATTTTGAGATCGAGAAACAGCGTGGAAAAGTCTTACAGCTTACTTCTACTAATGCATCGCTCAAAAGCGAAAACCGCGGCTTAAAAACTCTAATAGAACAAATGCCTGACAACCAGGACATTTCAATAGTAGAAAGTCCTTGGCCAAAAAATTACAGGCTATCTTGGTCTTTAGATACGACTTATTCTCCAGGAAATTACAAGCAGCTTGCAGGCTTTACACGGCTTACACTATTGGACGATAGCACCATGGTTCCGGGAGCAACTGACATTACGAAAGACGTTAATGGCTTTAAGATTGTAACCGGGCTTACAAAAGAAGGAGAAGACTACAAGATCTTTGTAAAAAGCGACAATCCTAACTTTGCAGTTAGCGATATTGAAGGAGCAGTTGTCCCAGGAAAAAACAATCCTCTCTTTGGTTCTCCAAAAAAATGGGGTTTAGGTGCTACCGTAGGCCCTAATGTTTCATACGGTCTTGGACTTTCTGGTCCATCACTGTATGTAGGATTTGGTATAACATTTGGTATAAACTACCGAGTAAAATAAATATGTAGAATGGCAGGAACTTCCGCGTACATACAGATTAGCCGATACGCTCTTCTCGAGTACCAGTACAACAATGATCTCATACCAATTTCTGGGTCACCTGGAAGCGCTGGAGCTCTTAGGCTGGAAAATAAGTACATGGGTACTTATCAGTTCCTCAACACTAATTCGTCGGTCTCCATCACAGGAAACGTTTTAGATCGTTCCGCTGGACGAATGGGTCCGCTCTTAAACAAATGGGCATATTTTGATATTGATACAGCAGTCCCAATCTTTCTAACAAACTCAAATTTTGTAGTAGAAAACGAGACTGCCAATCTCTCGACTCTTGCTGGAAGATACGATACCGCTAGGCTACACATTCTGTCGGGATTTGATTTCCCGGGCCTGGATGGAATAATCCTACAAATACAGTGGAAAGAGTGGACTCTCAATAGCAGCATACAAAATCGACTATTTGACGCTTGCAACTACGTCTACCTCAAAGGCCAGGAGCAGATTGAATTTAATTCTACTCCACTTTTCCTAGGAGACCGACTGTACGACCGATATATCGATGTAAAGATTCCATCATTCTACACAGTTCAGCAAGACTTCTGGAATAGTCCAACCGCCACTAATACCATTGGATACAATTACACGTTTAACAACGTAGGATTCCAGCAAAATTCACAGATAACAGCTCACTTATTTGAGATTGACGCTACTGAAACGCTGAATGGCAATCTATACCTATACACTGGAAACTCGTATAACGCGGTGTTCAATTCCGCAGACAATTATTCGCAGCTAGGATTGGTGATCAACGAGGATGAGTTCAACGATTACATTGAATACTATCCTACCTGGAACGGAGCATTTTTAGAAGTCTACATCAATGACCTTAATTCCGTTGGAGGAGACTGGGTGGTGATTAACCAGATAGAGCTTTATGAGCAGATTGGAACTGGACAATTAAGAACCGCAAATATGACCATGTTGCAGGACGGAAACTTTGACCAACCTATGATATACCGACCTGTGATTATGAATTCTTCGCTGGCATTTTCGTATACCATAGACTACACTATGAGATTCTTTAATCGTGTAGACAACACGGAAATTGTTCGGAAAGCTTCCTACACTTCGACTAATGTAAAGAAGTACGGAAAGCAGCTGGAAAAAATCAATGTCCTTCAAGGTTTCACGCCAGTGAAAGTGTACAATAAAATTGTGCAGATGACCTCTGCTGATAACCTTGCAATATCAGGTCTCACGATACCTAAAGAAGTTGTGACACAGAAAGTAGTCACACCAGTATTCTTTGAAAGCAATATGATTAGCGTTAGCAGCTCGAGCGATCTTACCGCTTCTCTTGGAGAAGTAGTATATCCTCAAGGAACTAACACAATTTACATAGGTCCATTTGACAACATGGTAAAGTTCAAAATCTTTACGCTGTCAGCGGATAAGAGCCAGAATGTTTCTTTCGATCTCTCTTCCTTTATTGGAAATGTTGCACTTGTTTTTAATACTACTGATGGAGTAAAGCTTGACATACCTGCATACATTGACATCAATTTGGCAAATCCTAATATGGGTGAAGTTGTTTTCAAGATTGATTCCTCTGCCGCTACCAAAATTTTAGCCAGCACTGATAAAAACTATTTCATAGTGAATCAAACCAACCCCGAGACTGTGATATACTCAGGTAAGTATGATTCAGTTGCCAACAAAGCAAACGGGAAAGCGACAGACATTAAGAGCGTGCTGGATTCTCTAGATTCTCAGATAAAAGACAAGCAGCAGGCTCTCTCAAAAATCACTGCGGAAACAGTAGCTGCTGCCAACCAGGTGAACGGCGGAAACACTACCAGCGCTTCTGTAACTACCGAGGTTAAGCCATCAGCAGCAAACGCAATTATAGATCAGCAGCAAGTGGCTCAACAAGAAATTACGCAGGCTGAGCAAGCAACTATGACAACTGCGCAAGCCTCTGTTCAGGCCGCTCTACAGCAAGCAGCTGATGGAGCGCCTAAACCTAATATAGTAGAAATACCGGGATTTGTGAGTAGCGTCTTAAGCATGTTTGGAGACAATCCACAAGTTAGCGTTTCTCCGTTGGTTCAAAAACCAGCAGAACCGGAGAAAGGTTTCAATTCGTCGGATAATCCCACAACAAACGGCAATGTAAACACTTCTAATTTCAATTGAAAAACTGGAGGATCCCCCTTCTCGGACAATAGTAAATAGTATTTCATAATCAAAAAAAACTTAAAGCCTTATCATACTCAATAGTAAAAATAACAACTTCCTCATAAGGTTCCCCAAGAACTTTTTCTATCCAACCGTGACTGAAAAGTACACCACGTACCTAAAGCGGCTGCCGATTCCATATGAAAGTATTGAGGACTATATGAGCGCTAGCATTCAGTCAGTGACGTTTCCTGCGCTCACCGCCGATACCGTAGAACAGCTGCTTTATGAAGAGCCTGTGACTGCCAAAGGCGGCAAAAGATTTGAACGATATTTGGACCGTCAGTTTACAATAACTTTTAAGTCTTACGAAGGCTGGATTAACTACTGGATTATGTTTGACCAGATGTTTGCATATTGGGACTTGGACAATAAGAAAAAGTACCTGCCTGACCTTAACCTGGGATTCTTGGATCACACAGGATTTGAATTTGTGGCAATCAACTTTCAGCAAGTTGTGATGACTGGAGTCTCCGAATTGGAACTAAATTACGCTTCTAATACCGCGGAGTTTAGAAACTTCACAGTCAACTTTAAGTATAACTACATCCGCATAATCAAGACTCTTCAGTAATGATATATAGAAAAAATAAAGTGGCATGAAATCATTCACCGAGACTATCAACGAATCATCTTCAACCGTCGCCAGTTTGGTTAAACACATACAGACTGGGATGGAAAAAATAGACGACAGCATGTCATACAAAGATTTTGCTGCGGCTATTGCCAAAATTTTACAAGATGATTACGGTGATCATAATTACGGCCCATTCATAGACGAGCTTAAAAAATTGTTATAGAATGAAAACATTTGACGAATCACGTAAGGTTCAGCTGCTTGAAGAGAGCATGGACCTGAGCTACCTAAACGAATCTGAGAAAGCTGAAGCAGAAAGAATCTATAAGGAAATTGCAGAAGCCGTAGAAATACATGGTATACACGGAATTGATGAAGGGATCTTGGGTTCCATCATTGGCGGCGCTGCAGGTTTCTTGGTAGGTCCAACCATCGGAAAAATTATTGCAAATGCGCTGGGCGTTGAAAGAGGAATCCTCTACGATATGCTCACTTCACGATTGGTTTCAACAGCTCTTGGTTCTGCCATAGGTAAAAATATCGGCAAATGATAGCGGGAATAGACTTTTCAATCAAGTCTCCTGCTGTTACTCTTTTCACTAAAGAAGGTGAATGGCGGTTCTACACATTTGCAAGACAGAGTGTAGCTAAAGAAGACTTCTTTCTTACTCTTCAGCAAAATGGGGTACATGTGATCTGTTTACCCGATGAAGCTCCGCTTCCAAAATCGGCAAACCTAACTGAACGCGAAAGGTCTTCTATCACGGACGGTCTGATGCAGACCCGAAGCATTTCAAAAATGCTCTCTGCGTGGTCATTCAAAGAAGATGGCCACATGGCAATCGAAGGTTTCTCGTTTGGATCCACCGGCAATCGGCTAGCTCAGATTAGCGGTTATCAATGGTTGCTCAGATCTCTGCTGCTTAAAGACTGTGAAATCACACCCGAACAATTGTGGTTCTTCTCGCCCATGACTATCAAGGCAACTGCTGGAAAAGGAAACTTTAAGAAAGAGCAAATGATCGAGGCTTTCATAAATTCAGATTGCAATTCAAGATTTGCGGAAGCTCTGCGAACAAAGCCAGCTGAGTTTCAGACAAAAAAAGGAGCATGGCTTAAGCCAATCGACGATATTGTAGATTCATATTGGATAGCAAAAACTTTAGAGAAAACTTTAAACACCAAATGAATATAAAAAATATGGAAGATATAAATTCAGCAATATACTACTTCTACCAGGCATCGGATCCAAAAAAGGAAAAAATTGCCAAGATGAGAAGTGAAAGCCTAGAATGGGCTGAAGAAACTTTTGCAATACTAAAAGGACTAAGCATCGATGATTTCAGAAAGCTCTACAGAGTTGAAGAGTGGACTCCCGTTTCAAAAGGATGACTTTGAAACGATAGTAAACTTTGTCAAGAAATATGATCAACTCTATGCCGAGTTGAAAAATTTAGAGGATCATGTACAAAAAGTAATCTCTCTACAAGGCGATATTGTACATGAATTAGAGAGCACTCGTTCTCTAGAATCCGAATGGTTTATGAATCTCTCAGAAAAGTCTGGGATAGAAATATCCGAACTTAAAAGACTTGCCTCTACATGGGCAGCTGAAAATAGGACGGAAACCTTTTATCCTTGATGAATATAAAAATCAAATAAATCCCTCAAAGTAACTTAAAATCACTAAAAAACAAATGGAAAATCTCAATGACATTTTCAATCTTTCAGTAGACGACTTCAAAGTTGAAGAAAAAAGACAGTCTAACATTTTTAAGCCTGATGCAAATGCAGGTCGCGATGGTGTTTACAAGGCAGTAGTTCGATTCTTGCCTTGGCACAAAGATCCTAAAAAATCTATCATGAAAAAGTGGTCATGTTGGTTGGTTAATCCCGCCAATGATGAAGCCAAAATGGTAGATTGCCCTTCTACAGTCGGCAAAAAATCTGTACTTCAGGATATGTTCTGGAAGTTCAAAAAATCAGATTCAGTTGCTGAACAAAAGATGGCGGAAAACTTCTCACGTCGTCAGCGTTTTGCTTCCTTGGTTCAAATCGTTAAGGATGATAACAATCCTGAAAACGTAGGAAAAATCATGGTATGGCCATACGGCGTGAAAATCTTCAATAAGCTGCAAGCTGAAATGAAGCCAGAATTTGGAAAGCCGCACATCCCGTTTGATCTGTTTGAAGGCAAGCCTTTCCTGGTTCACATTACAAAAGTGGCAGGCTATAACAACTACGACAACTGTCGTTTCTTGGATGAAAGAATGCCGGTTACTCTGGATGGTAAAGCCATGGAAAAGACTGCCGATGACATGGGCAAAATCAAATCCTTTTTGGATCAATCACCAGATCTCTCTTCTTATGATTACCAAGACTGGGATCAAACAACCGAAGACTTTGTAAATGAAGTAATTCGTAACACAGTTCCTGGTGGCCGAATGGTGGCTAGCGCAGAAAAGACAAACCGTGAATCGGTAGCAAAAGTTTCAACTTCTACACCAGTAGAAAAAACTGATTCTTTACCAAGTATCAGTTCTTCTTCCGGTGATGGATTGTCTGACTTGAACCTAGATGATTTCGACAGTAAGTCTTTCGATGATGAACTATTCGACTCACTCTAATATAAAACCAACTATGAAGGAGAATGAGTATGACTCATTCTCCTTTTCTTTTAATTCCAAGGAAGTCGATCCTACTGAGCTTAAGGTTAAAATCCAAAAGCTTCTTCAAGAAATTTTAGATAGCCGCTTCCCGGAGCACGAGAAAAGGAGAATTTCGGAAAAGATTGGAAGGCTTAATTTTGCGTGTCCATATTGTGGAGATTCTTATAGTGAACTTCACAAGAAGCGCGGAAATATCTACACTGAAAACTTTGGATACCATTGCTACAATTGTGGAAAGCATACCACAGTCCGTGGGTTGTTTAAAGACTTTTCCAAACATCTGGACACTGATGAAATCATATACATCCAGAGCCAGCAACAAGATTATGCTCCTACAACAAAATCAATCGACCCTTTTGTTTTTCTTGATAGGGGATTGATTGAAAAAGTCTCTCTTAGTAGATCTTCTCTTGATGAATTTTATGGCGCAGTTCCCGTAGACAATTCTCGGATCTTTTCTTATTTAAAGAAGAGGTGCCAATCCGAATTTACCAAATTTTCTTGGGATTCGGAAAAGGAAAAGCTTTACATCTATCACGTGGTTCCTGGAACAGACCGGGCTCTAGGCTTTCAGATAAGAAACTTTAAAGCCTCTCCAAAGTATATGACTTGGAAGCTTTCAAGAATTTATGAAGATTTAGGGATACAGCCTACGCAAGAAGTGCTAGAGATTGACAAAATTTCTACAACCTTTGGAATACTCCAGCTTGACTTCAAACAGCCTATCACGGTTTTTGAAGGTCCGTTGGATAGTTTCCTTTTCAGAAATTCAGTTGCTACATGCTCCTCCAAGATCGACTTTCCTCTTGAAATGGGAAGCATTCGATACATGTATGATTATGACGCGGCAGGTAGAGAGGCTTCTATGGAAAAGCTGCTGGCTGGTTATCCGGTCTTTCTATGGAAGAAATATCTAGAAGCAGCCAAAATACCTCACGGTAATAAAAAAATGGACCTAACGGATCTATTAGTTTATGCAAAACGAAAACAAATCAGCCTCCCAAGATTCGGAGAATTCTTCTCAACCAACAAGTACGACGCATATTGGATCTGAACAAATTTGGCTAGAGGCTCCGATAAAATTGAAAGGCTTGGCATATTTTCAAACAAATTTGCCTGAAATAAATACTCTAACTGATTTTGTGGTGGAACAACCACGATTGAAGTCTATTAAAAATAAAGTGCATGTCAGAAGAAAAGACAACGGTACAGGAAGCCTCTTCTAAGAACGACAGCCTCTATCAAAGGTTTGCCGTAGAACGAGAAGAGTGGACTACCAAAGTAAGCTCTCTTACCGAGAGACTGAAAAACATATATGATGTTGCAGAGCTTCTTACCGACCTGTACAGTCAACGACAAATTGCTGGAGACTATGTACATGAACTGGTTGCTCATTCTTCTAAATTGAATCGAATCTACCGAGAGCGGAAGAAAGAGAGATATTTGCACTACACACAAAATTATGATCTACGGCTAGACAAAGATCCAAAAATGCTTTTTATTGATGTTGATCTTGCAGATATTGTGGAGAGGCGGGAGCTCCTTCAGAATCATTTGGATTACATGAGAGAAACTCTTCGAAGCATAGACACCATTTGTTATGGTGTAAAACATCGGATAGCCTTAGAAGAATACCGAAGAGGATGAACGGAAACATAAAAAGAGTCGACACTCCATTTGGAAGAGTCTATATGGTGAAGGATGGGAACGACATTCGCATCTACCCATCGGTAACAACAGTGCTCTCTTCTGAGCCACAGCCTTGGCTGGAACAGCTTTCACAAGACATTGGAGCAGAAGAGCTTGCCAAGATTTCTGCTAACGCAGCTAACCGCGGGACTGTGATGCACACATACCTGGAAAATTACCTCATCTGCATGGGGTACCATGGGAAGAGCGATTCCTGTCTTCTCTATACACAAAAGAAAACTTCAAAAGAGCTCTCGGGTAAGTATGAAGAGAAGGCCATTGCAAAAGGTCGTGATTTGTTCTACAACATGTTAGATTCTGAGCTTTTTCAGATGATGAAGCGGCCCCTATTCTCGGAGAAATTTCTCTGGTCGCATGACTGTATGTTTGCAGGAACTGCTGACTTTGGATATATTGATGAGCATGCCGACGGAGATATTCTGGGAGACTTTAAAAGCGCAAGTTCTCCAAGAGGGGAAGAGCAAGTAAAAAAGTACCGGAAACAACTTGGAGCATATTCCATTGCGTATGAAGAGAGAACCGGTAGAATCGTAAAGCGTGCTGAGGTGTGGATTTCTTATCCTGAAGGAGTTCAAAAAATAGTATTGGAAGGAGAATCCTTAATCTCTGAAAGAGAAAATTTTAGGCTTCTTTGCGAGAACTATCACAAAAACTGGAATAAAAAACCTATCATTGAATACCTCAAGAACCTTAAAGACTCTAAAAATGACTGAAAATGGAAGTGAAAGCCGAAGTAACTCAAGACAAACGATTCATACAGATAACTGATGCCACTGAATTGGAGATGGAGCAAATCCGTCATTCTTTCAAAAAGCGCATTAGCAATTGGAGGTTTCATCCACTCGTAAAAAAACGAGTCTGGGATGGCTACATATCTTTTATTGATCGTTACAACCGAATTCCGGTTGGGCTTTGGAATGAATTAAAACAGACATGTAGCAAATACAGTTTTAGTTTAGAGGTTGCAGGATTTGAAGGCGTGATAGACAATGATTTTGACGAGGCGGATTTTAGATCATGGGTTGCGGAGTTTTTTAGCGACCACCCAAAGATTAAACCAAGAGACTACCAGATTGATGCGTGTATTCCTATCTTAAAGTATCGAAGAAGCATAAGTGAGATTGCCACCTCTGCGGGAAAAACCTTGATCATGTTTATGTTGTTTGCATATATGATCGACCGCAAGAAGGCTCAACGGCTTATGATTGTGGTTCCTAACACAAACCTAATCCTACAGACTAACGAGGATTTTGAGCTCTACAATAATAAGAAGCTGGAATTTGTCACACAGCTCATTCACGGAGGAACCGACAAGACAAAAAAGGATGTAGAACTCATTATTGGTACGTATCAGTCTCTGGTAAAAAGAGAGCTTCACTTTTTTGAAGGCATTGACGCAGTTCTTGTGGACGAGGCACACCACACTAATGCAAGTTCTATAAAAAAGATACTTGTGAATTGTATGGATGCAACCTATGCAGTAGGACTGTCGGGAACTATGCTGCAAAATGGTAGCACTGAGGCCTTAACTATACAAGCCTACCTAGGTCCACAGGTAAATAACATCAGCGCGTCGTTTCTCACAGAAAACAAATACGCAACTCCTATACAGGTAAAGGTTGTGCAGATGGATTACATGGATCACGATGTCAGAGAAAAGCTGGAGTCATTGCGGGAGAAAAAGAACAGTGGAGATCTTGATGGAGCTAAGTTGCTGGAAATTGAAAAGCGAATGGTGGTAGAAAACCGTCCGCGCTTTCTCTATGTCTGTAATTTCATTTGCAAGACTACAAAAAATTCGTTGGTGCTGTTTCAAAACGTAAAAGATTCATACGGTAGAAGAATCTATGATTACATAAGAGAGCATACCAGTGACAAAGAAGTTTTTTATGTAGATGGAAGCACTCCACCAGATATGCGTGAGGACTACATCAAAAGAATGGAAGACGGTACCAATAAAATCATGGTCGCTTCATTTGGAACATTCTCTACCGGTATTTCTATCAACAACATTCACAATGTTTTCTTTGTAGAATCATACAAGAGCGAAAAGATTGTAAGGCAATCTATCGGTCGTGGCATGCGTCTCTATGAAGGAAAAGAGAAGGTGAACATCATTGACTTTGTGGATGATTTTTCCATCAATTCAAAGAACAAAAACTACTTGCTGAAACACGGCGAAGACCGCATGAAGATCTATAAACAGCAAGGATTCCCATATAAGATCTATAAAGTTTCTTTCTAGCGGATATATAGCATAAATATCCAGCTCATGAAGTCTTTTAGAGAATTTCTTATTGAAGGTTACGCAGGTGGCGCCGGGAACGCAAAAGATTCCAAATCTCACAATCTTCCCATGACCAACAATCCAGTGTCGGCGGGAGTTAATCACGCGGATCCTACACTAGACGGATTGCGCTCTCATTTACTCGATATTTTTTGGCCAAAGGCAAACGGCGACAAGCAATTGGAAACCATCATCAATCAGTGTGTTACCACTTTTGTGCATGCCATGGACAAAAAACTCAGAATTGATGAAGACATCATCAAGAAGCTTGCCGATGCAGCAAGCATGGGGCAAGAGTCAGTTACCAAAATACTCAGCGAGGAGTTGGATAAATACTACGGAAAATTCCAGAACATCTACGGAATGACATAAAAATAAAAACTACAAAAAGAGATGAAAAAATTTAGCGAATGGATTGGCTCAATCCGCGAAGCAGAAGATGCTAAGAAGTCTGAACTGCAAAAGTCTTACCAGGATTATTTCCAAGCAAAGCTTGCAAAATTTGGTGTAGAATCCCCTGCCGATTTGGATGAAGAGAAGAAGAAAGAGTTCTTCAACGAGATCGCAGCTGATTGGGATGCTGGTAAGGGCGTTAAACCTGCTGCAAAGGAAAAAGTAGAAAAGGAGAAAGAAGAGGCTGGTGTTAAAGAAGCCGAAGTTCCTGCTGCTAAAGACGCTGAAGAAACTGAAAAGCTTCCTGCTGCTGAAGACGCTCAAGAAGGCGGAGAAGAAGTGAAAGCTGCTGCTCCCAAGAAAGAAGAAGAACAGGGAACTGAAGTAAACGCTGAAGGCGAAATTGATACTGAAAAAGATGCCAAGTAATATGGACTTTTCAGAATTTGAAAAGGGATTAAATGAGGCAGGACCTTCAGAAGCTCGCTTAAAGCAGTACGCTGCAAAGTATCAAGATCTGCAAAAGAAAGCGCGCTACGCTCTTGATGAGTTACGAATGTGGTCAGACATTGATCTACAGCCAACTGCCGGAGTTCCTAATCCAACAGATGTCAAGAAACTTGACGATGCTTACGAAGATTTTGTCGGAGCATTCGAGGCTTTCTTAAACCACGCAAAAACAGCACCATAAATGAAACACATTCAAAATTTCGATTCTTTTATCGGCGAAGCAATGGTACAAGTTGCCGGCAAGAACAAGCCTTCTGGCGCTAAAGTACTAGCATCGGTAATTATGGAGTACTTGGACGACAATCTTCTCATGCCGTCAAACGCAAATAAAAAAGACATTGAAGCTGAAATTGCTCAGCTGATTATGGATTCTACTTTTTAATATGAAGCTACTGTCATATTCAAAATTCCAGGACATGCTCAAAGAAGCGGAAAACCGCGATGCGGCGTGGTCTCTATGGAACACGGTAAATGAAGGTGGAGCGTACGGTCACATCAGCCACCCTTTCGAGGATGCAGGTCTGACCATGCAAGATCTTCGAGAAATGATTGAGGCAACAGTTAGCGGTTCATTTGGACCAGAAAACTTTGTTCAAGAGAAGACCGACGGTCAAAATATCATGATCTCTTGGAAGAACGGAAAGCTCATTGCCGCTCGTAACAAGTCTCACCTCAAAAATGCTGGTGAAGCCGCTCTTGATTCTTCAGGAATTGCAAGCCTATTTGCTGGCCGAGGCGACATTGAAGCTGCATACAATGCAGCTATGAAAGACCTCACTGGCGCTATCAGTTCTCTATCCGAAGCCGACAAGAAAAAGTACTTTGACGACGGGAAAAAGTTTGCTTCTGTTGAAGTCATTACTCCAATTACGCAAAACACGGTTCCTTACGGACAAAACATGCTAGTTTTTCATGGTGTTGTTGAACACGATGCTGATGGAAACGCTGTTGGAGAAGATAAACAAGCAGGCAGAGAACTTGGAAAACTGGTGGCGGATGCAAATGCAACTGCTCAAGAAACTTTCTTTGTTCGAGGTCCGCAAGACATTGATTCTATTCCGTTTCCCAAAACAAAGGAGCGTGCTTCTTACTATATGAAAAAGCTGGATACTGTCATGTCAGAAAGTGGTTCCACCGCTAACAGTACAGTCGGAGATTATGCTTTAGGTATGGGAAAAAGAATTCTGAAAGAGGAAGCCGCTAAGGCAAAGGTAGAAATACCGGAAAATTCTCTTGATGGTTTAGCACGTAGAATAGCAGATATTGACAAATCATATACAGTTGCTCAGCTGAAAAAGGATCTAGGCCCTGCAGCGGATTGGTTTATTGACTTGGAAAAGAGCCGTGGCAAAGAACTAAAGAGAAGGGTGTATGGACCGCTGGAAAGTCTCTTTCTAGAGGTTGGAACTGAAATGATGAAGAACATCAGCGCTTTTCTTTCGGCCAATCCAACAGCGGCTGCTGCTTCTATGAGAAAAGAAATTGATTCTGTCATCTCATCAATCCGCACAAACGGAGATGAGAAAGATGTAGAGAAACTGGAACACGAGCTTACTCGTGTAGCTGCTGCAGGCGGATTGGAAAGCATAGTTCCTACAGAAGGTATTACTTTTGTGTTCAAGGGAAAGCTTTACAAATACACTGGGATCTTTGCTCCACTACATCAAATAAGAAGCATTCTTGCTTACAAAAAATAATAGTTTGCGATGAGTTTTACATTAGAAAAAGTAAAAGCAGCGGTCAAAAGCAAAGGCTATGTTTGGTTTGAAGACGAAGAAAACCAAGGTTTTGATGTTAACATTGTAGGAGTGAGAAACTCTTCCACCGGAAAATCCGTAACAAATCTTTTCGATGACTGGATGACAATCTCTTACAAAGAAAACGGAGAGTGGAAGTTTTTTGCTTGGGCTTGTACTACAGATCCAGGAACAAAGGCGGTAAAAGAGTATAAGAATCCACGCGGAGTAGCTCGACTCATTCCTAATCAATACAGAGGATCACACACTATTCGTCTACACCAAGGAAAGTATGAAGCAGTTTGCCAGCAGCGTCCGGTGAAAGTTTGGCGTGACAAAAACAAAGACATGACTTTTAATGAAGTAACTGTGGATGAAGGCCTTTTTGGTATTAACATTCACCGAAGCAATCCTAAGACCGAAAGTCAGTACGTAGAAAACTGGAGCGAAGGCTGCCAAGTTTTCAAAAGAATCAAAGACTTTAAGCAATTCATGGAAATTTGTAGCAAAGCTGCTTTGATTCATGGCAATTCTTTTACATACACTTTGATCGAATCAAAAGACATTGCATAAATGAAAGGCTACGTTAAAACATTTGAAAGCTTCATCTTCGAGAAAGAAGGCCAAAAGGTGGTGTTCTTTCCTGGAAGGTTTCAGCCTTTTCATAATGGCCACTTGGCAGCTCTAAAAAGAACTTCCGAGGAATTTGGTCTGCCCGTGATCCCTATCCAGATTCTTTCTAAAAAAGAGGAATCACCCTTTCCAGATTCATTATTGGAAAAGATGGGGTCTGATGTAGTAAAGGCCAACAACTACATCGCAGACTATTTCATATACCCACAAGGCCAAAAGACAGTAATACCTCTAATGGTGCAGTTCTTACGTAGCAAAGGCTATGAACCGATGGGACTTGGCTGTGGTAGCGACAGACTCGCAGATTACAAAAGACAGGTTGATTACATCACAGGCCCAAAGACAGACACTCCCGTAGATCCCGGTTTTAGCGTGAAGATGGTAGACGTGAGAGAAGATGGCGGGCCTAGCGGAACTAAAGTTCGTCAAGCTTTGCGGGACGATGATAAAAAAGCATTTGATGAACAGATGCCAAAAGAGCTTCATAAGTATTTTGAAGAACTGAGAAAATACATTAAATAGATGAAAACATTTCAAACATTCAAGGAAAACGGAATCACGATCAATGAAGCAATTGATCTGACTGCGGTTAAGCCAATTACGCCCAGCAAGCTTCCTGCAGAAGTTGTGAGTATGCTCAATGACCGTATCGGAGATGAGTACACAGCACACTACTTCTACAGAAATGCTGCTAACTGGTGCAAAAACGTAAACTACAAGAAGGCTGCTGCATTCTTTGAAGCAGAAGCTAACAGCGAATTGGAACACGCAAAAGGTCTTCAAGACTACCTTGTGCAGTGGAACGAAATGCCTACCATTCCGCAAGCCCCCACACGAATCGACTTCACAAGTCTAGTAGACATCATCAATCGCGCTTACCAATTGGAATATGATTTGTATGACAAATATTCCGAGAAAGGCCAAAAAATACTCTGTGAAATTCACTGCGCTACATTCAATTTCATTCAAGGATATGTAGATATTCAGAGTGAAGCAGTGGGAGAATACTCAGATCTTCTGAATGCTCTAATGCTAATCAATACAGATAGCAAATTCGAGATTCTGTATTTTGAAAATGAATACTTTGGATAACAATCTCTATGAAACACGTTAAACTATTTGAACAATTTATTTTTGAAGCAAACATGTATGATAAATATGCCAAGAAAATTGGCTGGGTCATGCAGTCCAATGACATACGCACAACATCAGGAGATGTAAACGGCCGTGAAAAAAAGTACAACATGACCGCAAAAAATGCGTTGTTTCATAATTACTTTACTAAGGATGACTTTGACAATGAAAAAGTTCAAATAGTAGAAGGGATCCCTCTTCTCTATTACGGAGGAAGCATGGACAAAGAATCTGAGAGCTTTATCAAGAATAAGAAAATCAATCCAGAGATGCTCTACAATAAGAGAGAGATATTACAAACTTCTGGAGACAAGACTATTTTTGCAGAGACTTTTGGAAAATACGATTGGCTTCCCAAGACAGTATTTTCCAAGAAAGAAGCGATTGACGGAGCAGTTGGCTTTCCTGTGATTGCCAAAATTAAAAATGGACATAGCGGCCTGGGTGTTCAAAAGTTTGACACTGCTGAGGAACTCAAAAAGAGCAAAGAAGACTTTGATCTCTTCTGCCAATTTATCGATTTTGAAAGAGAGTACCGTGTAGTTTTCTGCCAGGACAAGATCATCATTATTAACGAAAGAGTTCCCACAATTGAGGAGGATCGCTCTATTAAAACCAAGAAAGCTGACGAAAAAATTGCTTTCACTTACGTCTATCAGGATCAAAATAAAGTGGATTCCAAATTCATCAAAAGCGTTTTAAAGATTTGTTCAGACATTAAGAAAGACCTGGACCTAAACCTATGGTCGCTCGATGTAGTGGTGGATAAAAAAGGAAAGCTGTGGGTAATGGAAACTTCATCAGCAACTGGTTTAGGTAGCGTGAAAATGTGTGAAGTTTACAAAGCTATTTACGAAGACTTTTACGGTGAGTCTCTTCCTGATGAATTTCTAGAAGACATTTACAAAAAATACGTAGTGACGGGGCATCAAAACTACTGGCCAAAATACAAAAAAGAAATTGAGTCGTCTCCCTGGGCAATGGATTACACCGTCATAACGGACCCAAAGGCCAAGGATGGATATCGATACTTTTTCAATCTCGATAAGAAATGAAAACTGGAGTATTCAAAACTTCCTACAAGGAAAATGAGAGGAGAGTTCCAATCTATCCTGAGCACATCATCAAAATTGAAAAAAGCCTTCGAGAACAATTAGTATTCGAAGAAGGCTACGGAGCTGACTATGGCTACGCCGATGAATACTTTTTAGATCTTGGCTGCGGAGTTTCTCCACGCGAGCAGCTGTATTCTTGTGACATCATCATTCTTCCCAAGCCGGTTGCGGCTGATTTAGAAAAGATGAAAGACGGCGGAATACTCTGTGGGTGGACTCACGCAGTTCAACAGAGAGATATTGCCGACCTGGCAATTCAAAAGAAGCTTACTCTGCTTGCCTGGGAGGAAATGAATGAAATTACAAAAAACGGTAGAATGCACATATTCTATCGAAACAATGAGCTTGCTGGTTATGCAGGCATTCTACATTTCTTGCAGCTGAAAGGGCTTGACGGACATTACGGCGAGCGTAAAAAGGCAGTAGTCATAGGATACGGTTCAGTAAGCCGCGGAGCTATTTATGCTCTTCAAGGAAGAGGATTTAACAATATCACGGTCTACACTCAAAGGCCATCTCATTTAGTAGCAGATAAGAATCCAGATGTTTGGTACAAATGCTTGGATGATAAGGTTAACTTGCGACTAGATCTCAGAGAAGCCGACTTCATTGTTAATGGAATTTTGCAGGATGTAAACAATCCTAAAAATTTCATAGATGACAAACATGGTCTCAGGGTTCTCAAGCCAAATACAGCAATCATTGATATTAGCTGTGATAAAGGTATGGGATTCTATTTTGCCGAGCCTACTACATTTGACAATCCTATTATTGAACTAGGAAGAGGGATATCATATTACTCGGTAGACCACACGCCTACTTACTTGTGGAACGCGGCATCACGAGAAATTTCTAGCGCTCTTTTGCCGTACTTAAAAACTATCATGGATCCTGCTAAATGGGAATCTGAGCCAGTAATAAGTCGATCCATAGATATACTCAAAGGTGAAGTAATTAACCAAAACATCAACAAATTTCAAAGAAGATAAACATTATGAGAAGAGAACAGTTTTACGCAAAGCATCAACACCTCGGTGTAGATCAAAAAGAGCTGGAAAGAAAGTACCGGTTATACTTAAGAGAACAAGAAGAAACTCGGATGCTGTATGAAGCAGCAATGAAATCCTCGTCATCAGCGCCTCCGGGTGTTGCAGGTGGCGGAGGCAGCGGTGGCAGTGGCGGAGATCTTACTCTTGTTTTTTCTAGCTTTGACACTGTGGATGTGCTTTTAGCAGGTGGGTTTGATAGCTTGCCTGATTGGAACATTGCAATAGTAGGCGCCGGAAATCCATATACATCAATTAGCGTGGATGAACCGAATTTCACAATATATTTAAGTGGCGGTTCAAATATAACTTTGGATCCGGATGCGTTTAACGGTATATTTGAAGGAGGCCTAGGCCTTGGCGAAGATCTTATATCAATTGTTGACACGGGAACAATCGTAGAATCCAATGGCAATACGTTTTATTATTGTTTGGTTCTTGAAACAGTCATTTTACCTGCGCTAGCAGAAGTTCTCATAAACGATTTTTACAATTGTACTAAACTGAAAGAAGTTCAATTGCCATCTGTAACTGCGGTTGGCGAATACGGGTTTTACAGTGCATTTAATACCGCTGATTCTCCGATGACACTAAACCTGCCGCTTTGTACTTCGTATGGAGCTAGTGCATTTCTTCAGTCTGACGGATTCGAAGGTTATATTGGGACTACAGATGTAGATTCGCCAAAAGTAATGAATGCTACCTTTTCAAATTCTGTAATAGCAAATCCTGAAATTACTCTTTTACTTGCAGAAAATAGCGGCATTGTACCAACTTATGTTTAATTTGGATGAGCACTTATACAGGGATGTAATATCGGTAGAGGAAGAAATTGAATTGAATAAAGCCATACCAGATCTTACAAAAAAGTATAGCAGAAAGATATTGCGGTATGGAGTTTCAAAATATAACAACAATTTAGTTTCATTAGAAGTGCCGCAATACTTATTAGAATTGGCAAATAAATTTACAAAATTAGGCATACTTAAATTTGTTCCAAAAGATTACACCATCAACATTTACAAACCGAAAGATTTCATAAAATATCATATTGATATGGGTGATGATGATACGCTAATCCTTAGTATTCTAACTCCAATCACATTTAATCTAAAGAAAAATGAAGAAGTAATGTCCTTTGAATTCCCTAATAGATCTGCGTTATTATTAACTGGAGAGTACCGTACTGAATGGCAGCATGCAATAGAACCTGTAAAAGAACGGCGCATATCCGTGGTTTTTAGATAAAACCTATAAGTTATCTTATGGATAAATAAAACAGGTTAAAATAGTTCAATACTATGAAGTACGTTAAAGGATTCAATGATTTTGTGGTGTCTGAAGGATTCCGTTACCACATGGAAAATGGTTTGGACATTACCAACAGCGTTTACCGTCTAGGTAGCGATGCATATAAGCAGTTGTTTGAAGAAACCAAGCAATACTGGGACGAAGGGAATGTAATACTCAAAGACAAAGCAGCTTGGGTGGCAGCAAATTTGGAAGTAGGAAAAAAAGCAAAGTTTAAGACTGAAGATGGAAAGATGATTGATGTGGAACTTGACACGCCATCCCGAGGCGGAGATAAAAAGTTTCAAGTATATCGAGATGGCGGAAAGAAAGACGACGACGGAAATATCATCGCAAAACGTATAACGTGGGGTGACACCAGTGGGCTAAGCATTAAAAATGACGATCCGAAAGCATCGGCATCTTTTTGGTCAAGACAACAGTGCGACTTACAGAAGAAAATGGACCCCGATACTGCTGGATTTTGGGCTTGTTATGCCCCTAGTCTATTTGGCAAGCAACTTGGTTTGAGTTCCGAAGAACCTTGGTAAAAATATGAATATAAAATAATATGAAACACATTCAAACATTTGAAAGTTATGTAAATGAAGCAAACGCATCTAAATGGAAGATTGCGTATAACGGGAAAGGCTTTTATGGAGTAACTAACGGAGGCCCGATTGAAGGCGAAATGAGCAAAGAAGACGCTGAAAAGGAAGCCGAAAAAAGAAACAAGTAAAAGATGAAACATATTCAAACTTTTGAAAGCTTTATGAATGAAAGCTACAGCAGTTATTCAAATAATGAATTGGCCGCCTATGTGATGGAGCTATCTAAGGAAAAGAAAGCTGCGGAATCTCGTGGAAAAAAGAAGGAAGCCGAATTGCTAGCAAAAGACCTTGAGGAAGTGAAAGCAGAATTAGTTAAACGAAAAACCCCTATACCAAATGTTGACTAATAGTAATACTATAGAGATCGTTTTTTACGCAGAAGCTTTTGACAATATTGGAAGAGAGAAGAAAACAAAGGATTTAAAGAAAATCAAGTATGCTCTAAAAGCGTCTGACGAATTTAATGATGAAATGAGATTTGAAGACCGATTTGGAAATATGTACTTCATTGACGACTTAATTGGCAAAACTGTAAAGGTCGGAGATGAAACTTTTGAGGTTAAAGAATGAAACCTTACACTGAAGAAAAATTAGAGGAGTCCGTAGTCATACGGACTTTTTTAGCGGACATTGATGAGATGGAATTAAAGTGGCATTGGGACGAGGAAGACCGAATTGTAGAACCGCTGAATGAAAACGATTGGCAATTTCAGTTCGATAATCAATTGCCAACACGGATAAATAAACAGATTCACATTCCGGCAGGAGTCATTCACAGAGTGATACGCGGAACCTCTGATTTGATTGTAAAAATAACTAAATGCAATGAGCGAATTTAAGAAATTTGAAGAATTTTTGGCTGAAGCCAAAGCGGAAGGCGGCAAATACGGTTCTTACCAAATGGATAACGCCAACAATGGCATAGGTATGGACAGTATTTATGTAAACTTAGGTAGGTTTAATGCTCCTGAAATGAACATTAAAATTAGTATGTACTCAGGCGGGTCTGACGGCGTAACTGTAAAGCTTCCAAAAAAGTTAGCAGAACTACAAAAATCTATACACGACGCGTATACTTCTAAAGATGCAGCAGCGGTGCAAGCTGCTGAAGAAGCAGACCGCGAAAAGAGCAAAATGCTTCAAGACATGCAAAAAGAAATTTTTGAAGAGCTAAAGAAAGCAATTGATTCATTCGACAAAGAAGTTGGAAGTATCATCAATAAAGTAGTCAGCAAATACTAATGAAGTACGTCAAACTATATGAACAGTTTATCAATGAGAGTGGAAATTCCATTGACAACGCGATCCCTTTCAAGCAGGATCAGGTAGAATCTACCATCTCTTGGGTGGAGGAAAACGTGTTTCCGCAGATTGGATTAGTTGGATTGAGCGATGACGCAGCAATCCTAGGTAGCGCGGGCAAGAAACTCGCGGACCAAACTAGCGGGGACATTGACCTAGCAGTCTCAGCAGATAAGATTGCTGGGCATCTAGGAGTCTCGCTTGAAAAGGTTCTGTTTGCTCTCAACGATAAGTTGAAGGACATGGGACTGAGCACAAAGCTTGCCGTTGGTTTTAATCAAGTAAGCATAGGTGCGCCAATCGGTGGAGACCCCAAGAACGGGGTTGGACAAGTAGATCTTATGCTTTCTACCGACTTGGTCTGGAGTAGCTTCATCTATCATTCGCCAGACTTTAGAATTGCGGAATCAAAATATAAAGGTGCTTATCGTAACCTGTTGCTGATGGCGGCCATCGGAAAATCTTTTTTTGAGGCTACAAAGAAAACTGATAAAGGAGAAACTGCCGAATATAAAGCGTACGTGGTGCGACTCAATCAGGGTATTGTTGAAGTCCGTAAAAGTTTTGAAGGCAAGAAAGGATTAGTAAAGACTGCGCAGCTTCTTAAAGAATATGATAAGCTCATCACAAAAGAACCTCAAGGCGTAGTGGACCTGCTCTTTAACGGAGGCCACAAGCCATCTGACATAGATACGTACGAAAAGCTGTATTCTCTTCTAAATTCAGGAGACTTTAAGTACCCAGGAAGCATGAGCGATATCATGAGCGATTTTAAGAGCAAGCTTGAAGATTCCGGGCTTCCATTGCCCGAAGGGATTGGATAAATAGTATACAATTCATAATGTGGGTTGAAAAAACAATAACCTCAAAGCCGAAAAAAAGATGGCAGGTATCAATACTCTACAAGAAATTTACGCAAAGCGCGGAGAAGAATGGACGCGAAACTTCTTATCATCAGGTCTTCGCGTAACCGAAAAAGCGGAAGCATATCGCTTCTCTTTCGAGCTTTCAAAAAATGGAAAGCTCCGTTTTTACGGAAAGAATTCCGAAAAGCCACTGAATAGAATTGATCGTACAGTTAGCGACTTGTATGAAGGAGCAATATCAAAGATTGAAAAGCTTCCTGAAGCAATTGTGACAAATTTGCCTAAGAGTCATCGATTTGGATTCAGCTGGGCTCCTGAAAAAGGTCTAACCCTCACAGATATCACCGTAAGACAGTACGGCAAAGTTGTGAAACAAATCAATGAAAATCATGTGATTGGTAAATGGGCAAATCTTTTGCACGTAAAATCTGGAGAAGAAATTGAAGGCTTGATTGACAAAAGCGTGGTCGAGTCCTTGATGGAATCCTTGAAAACCGGGGTGCATCCAATATTTGAAAAAGCTCCACAGAAAACATTCATTCTTAAAGGTGATGACGGAATTGCAAAAATTGCGCCTCTCTGTGAAAGAGAAGTTCGTGAACAAAAGAGCCAGGTATTTGACCTCCTCATGTTACAGATGTACGAACACATCCAGAAACTTGATTTTGATCGCTTTGTATTTAGATCAGAGAGGCCTGA